CCCATCGGCTATCCGATCAAAGGTGACGGCCTCCGTGCTTGATTTCTTGCGGGTGTCAGGAAAATTCGTGCGGGAGCACGAAGTGCGCAGGGCGCTTGGGATCGCGCATCCGGCGGCTTGCTGGGCTCTGCTCAGTCTGCGGAAAAATGGGCTGGTCGATGCGGTGCCGGATACGGCGCGGAATTCTAGGTATTTGCGGTATCGGGCTAAAGGGGAGGTGTGATGGCTGCCCCGCGCATCATCGACTACGGGAGGATCGAACCAGGTTGGCGAGCCGGAATTCTCAGCGTGCAGCAGCTCGCAGATGAGTATCGGGCGGCGACCGGGCAGGCGGTCACTCCTGCGGCAATCCGGAAGCACTTCATTAAGCTGGGAGTCCCACGTGATCTGTCTGCGAAGATCGGGGCGAAAGCTGCGGCGATGGTATCTGCGGCGATGGTATCCGGCAAGGTATCTGTCACCGGCGATGAAACCTTGCCGGCTGAGGCGGCGATCATCAACAGTGCTGCGACGACGAGCGCGAACGTGCAGCTTTCGCACCGGGCAGACATCAAGCTGCTCAGGCTGCGGGCGCAGCAGTACCAGCAGGAGCTTGACGATTGCGGCGGCGACCTGGCGAAACGGGCCGGAATCCTCAAAACGCTGTCAGAAACTCAGTGCCGGCTGATCGCAGCAGAGCGAGAGGCGTTCGGAATGGACAAGGACGCTCCCCAGGATACCGGTCTGTCGGCTGAGTCAGTGGCGACCCTCCGGCGGATGAAGGCGATGCTCTCAGGTGGATAAAGCCAACGCAGAACTCGTCGCGCTGATCGACAAGGAACTGGCTCGGCGCAAACTGGAGGCGTATCAGCCCTACGCAAAACAAGAGGATTTCCACGCCGCAGGGGAGGCGCACAGAGAACGATTGTTCTGCGCTGGGAACCAGCTCGGGAAAACACTCGCCGGCGCAGCCGAAATGGCGATGCACCTGACCGGGCGCTACCCGGAAAATTGGAGAGGCCGCAGATTCCCGCGCGCCATCGCGGCATGGGCGTCCGGAGTCACCGGCGAGTCGGTGCGCGATACGACGCAGCGCTTGCTCGTCGGGCGTCCGGGCGAGTACGGCACAGGGATGATTCCGGCAGCGTGCATCGTCGGCGAGCCAAAGCGGGCCTTGGGAGTCGCCGATCTGCTGGACAGCGTGACTGTCCGGCACGTCAGCGGCGTCAACAGTCGGCTGTATTTCAAGCGCTACGAGCAGGGCCGGGAGAAGTGGCAAGGGGAAACGCTCGATGTGGTCTGGTTCGACGAGGAGCCGGCGCTTGAAATCTATACCGAGGGCCTGACGAGGACGAACGCAACCGGCGGCATGGCGTACATGACATTCACCCCGCTACAGGGCATGAGCGAGGTGGTGATGCGATTCCTGCAAGAGTCGTCTCCGGATCGGCACGTCACGTACATGACGATTGACGACGCGGCGCATTACACGCCGGAGCAGCGCGCGGCCATCGTCGCATCCTATCCGGCGCATGAGCGTGAGGCGCGAGCAAAAGGGATACCGACGCTCGGCAGCGGGCGAATTTTCCCGATCGAGGAAGAATCGATCCTCGTCAGCCCGTTCCGAATCCCGGCGCACTGGCCGCGCATCAATGGGATCGACTTCGGATGGGATCACCCGGCAGCCGCCGTGCAGGCAGCATGGGATCGAGACTCTGACTGCTGGTACGTGATCAAGGCGCATCGTGCGCGCGAGCAAACCCCAATTCTGTTCGCACCAACGGTCAAGGCATGGGGCGTGTGGGTGCCGTGCGCCTGGCCTCACGACGGGCTGCAGCACGACAAAGGGAGCGGGAAAGGGCTCGCGCAGCAGTACGCAGACGCTGGGCTGAAGATGCTCAAGGAGCACGCGACTCATGCCCCAGATCCCGGGAAGCCAGAAGGGTCTGGCGGTAATGGCGTCGAGGCCGGGCTGATGGAAATGCTAGACCGGATGCAAACCGGGAGGCTGAAAGTGTTCGCAGGACTGGACGACTGGCTGCAGGAGTTTCGGCTGTATCACCGGAAAGATGGGCGAGTCGTGAAAGTTCGAGACGATCTGATGAGCGCAACTCGGTATGGATTGATGATGCGCAGGAAAGCGATCGTGCAGCCTGTACAGCACACGGCCTCCGTTGCCGTATGGGAACCGCTCGACGCAGAGATAGGGTACTGATCAATGGATCAAGAGCAAGAGCTGCAAGAGCCAGAGCGGTCTTCTTTTCTGATTTCGCTGCTGGCAAAGCGAAAAGAGGCCATTACGGCGCGCCAAGCGTCCGGCATTGAACAGGAGTGGCAAGAAGACGACGAGCACTACAACGGCATCGACGACGCGAACAGGCAGTATCATGCCACCTATTCTGGCCTCGCAAAACGGTGGGCGACGAACGACAACGCGCCGAAGGACAACGGCAGTCGCAGCGTCGTATTCCTGAACATCACGGCGCCATACGTCGACGCCGCGTCTGCGAGGGTGGCTGATATGCTTCTGCCAACTGACGATCGAGCGTGGGTGATCAAGCCAACCCCCGTGCCGAAAATGTCTCCGTTCGATTTGGCCGAGATTGGCGGCGCAGAGGGTCTGGAAACAGCCGTCGAGCAGGCCAAGGTGTCAGCAGAAGCGATGCAGGGAGAGATCGACGACTGTCTTGTCGAGAGCAACTGGCATGGAGAAGTCCGCGTGGTCATCGAGGATTCTGCGCGGATTGGTAGTGGAGTGCTCAAGGGGCCGTATCCGGTCAAACGATCCACCAAGCTCGTGCGCCGCGAAAACGGCATTGTGTCGCACATCAATGTCGAGGAAATCAAGCCAGGATCGCGCAGAATCGATCCGTGGGACTTCTTCCCGCACGGCGCGTGTGGCGAGTCCATCCACAACGGCAGCTATGTGTGGGAGCGCGAATACCTGAGCGCTCGCCAAGTCGCTGATCTGGTCGGCCTGCCGAATTTCGACAAAGAGGCTATTCTGGCCGCGCTGAAAGAAGGCCCGAAGACCGCTTCAGAAGCTCCACAGCCGGCAGACGGCCGGACGCTGCGGGACAAAGAGCAGTATGAGATGTGGATCTTCCACGGCACATGTGATGCTGACGATCTGTCTACTGTCGGCGTCTCGGTCGAGGACGAGACGCCGAAGGCCTCGGCAATGGCGGTGCTGATCAACGATCGCCTCGTGAAATGCACGCTCAACGTTCTCGACTCGGGCCGATTTCCATACGACGTTCTGGCGTGGCAGCGGCGACCCGGCCTGCCGTGGGGCACTGGTGTATCGCGCAAAATCCGCACAGTGCAGCGCATTCTCAACGGCTCTCTCAGGGCCATGATGGACAACTCCGGGCTTACAGCAGGGCCACAGATCGTCATCGGAAATGGAATCACTCCTGCTGATGGAAATTGGGCAATAACCGGGCGCAAGCTTTGGCGCGCAAATGACGATGTAAACGACGTTCGCGCCGCGTTCTTTGCGTTTGTTCCGCCGAGCGTTCAAGCCGAAATGATGAATATCGTCGAGTGGGCCATGCGCCGCGCAGAGGACGCTACCGGTATGCCCGCCATGCTGCAGGGAATCCGTGGAGACGCTCCAGAGACGTTGGGCGGCATGCAGATGCAGAATAACAACGCCAGTTCTATTTTGCGCCGGCTCGCAAAGCGATTTGACGACTACGTGACAGAACCGCACATCACCCGCTACTACGAATGGCTGATGCAGCACGGTGAAAACGAGGAGATTAAGGGCGATTATCAGATCGATGTGCGCGCAAGCTCCGCGCTGGTCGAGCGCGATGCACAGCAGCAATTCCTTCTCACACTGTTGACGGCAGCAATAGAACCAGCATACGAGGTTGATCCGGCGAAGCTGATGACCGAGATTTTGAAGGGTATGCGTTACGATCCGAAGCGAATTCAGTACTCGTCTGAGAAAATCGCTCAGATTCAAGACAAAAGAAATCCGGTTGATGATGCCAAAGCAGAGCTGTTGCAGGCTCAGGCGCGGAATGCCGATGCCGCTGCATTCACACGTAACACTGAGGGCCTGTTCTCCGCCGTGTCGGCAGCAAACCAGATCGCCATGAATCCGGCAATCTCGATCCCTGCGGATCAGATCGCAAAATCCGCGGGGTTTGTTGATGCTGATCAGGCGCCTGTAATCCCATCTATGCCAGAAGGAACACCGTTCCTGGATGCTCCTGAAAACACATCCCCCAACCTTCCTCCAAATCCGGCGACTGGAATGAATGACGGAATTGAAACAGGAGAATATTGGAAATGAACAGTGATTATTCACTGCAGCATGGCCTGAAAAGAATCAAAGCTCTCGGCGAGTATTTTGCCCGAATGATGCATAAGCAAATGTTTCGCGCATGGTTATCGAAACGTGACAACGTGTCAGATGTGGACCTGGATGACCATGTACTGGAAACGTACGTGAGAAGACAAGGAAGCATCAATCTCATCGTCGGACTATTAAAGGAGTTCAAGGCTGCACATGCTCGATATTGATTTCAATAGTCAATCATGGTTTGCTGTTAAAAGTTATGTGGGGCGGCGGTTGGAAACGTTGAGGCGCAGGAATGACAGCGCTTTATCGATGGAAGAAACCTGCACGATCCGCGGAACCATTGCAGCAATGAAAGACATTCTGGCGCTGGAAACAGCCCCGGAGATAGTGGCGGACGAGTAGTAGAAGCATGCCCCTCCGCCTAGATGGACCAGGCTAAAACGCCTGTTTTTGTGGTGATCAAATAATGACTGAAGCTGAAGAACGAGTTAATCAGGAACAGGAAAGCGCGGCCATGCTGGCCGGTTTCGATAGCGTTCGCAATCCCGGCGCAGAGTATGAGGAAGCTTCTCCGCATGCTGATGCAGAAACCAACGCCGTTGATGAGAATGATCAAGCCGACGAGGGCGACAAGCCGGAAGAAGAGGCTAAATTCGCCGGGCTGACCGAAAGCGAAATCAGATCTCTGCTGGAACGCGCTTCCAAGATTGGCGCAATCGAGGACCAGCTTTCAAAAGCTCACGGCAAGATCGGCGAGTTGAACCGTACTCTGCAGCAACTGGCAACCAATCAACAACGGCCGGCGCCGACAGCGTCCGCCAATACCGATTCCGGCGCCGAAGAAGCAGATGTCGACCTCAGCGAAATAGAAGACATGTTCCCGGAGTTTTCTCCGGCCGTAGAGCGGAAAGCCAGGAAGATCGCGCAAGAGGTTCTGCAGCAGTACCAGCAGAACGCTGGTCAGCAGCAGACGCAGGTTGATCCAACGGTGATCAACCAAACCGTCGCGCTGGCAGTCATGGATGCAACGCGCCCGAAATGGCGTGAAACCATAGCTTCTGGGGATTTCCAAAAGTGGCTCGAGACGCAGCCCGAAGATTTACGTGAGACATACAACACGACGTGGGATGCGTCTGTGTTCTCTCAGGTGATTGACAAGTTCGAGGCAGCGCGCAAGGCCGCTACGGAGCGCACCACAAAAAGCAAAACTAGGCTGGAAGCAGCCTTGACCCCGGACAGCAGATCGTCAAGGGTGCATCACGCTGCGACCGAAATGGATGCAATGCAGGCCGGGTTCGATTCAGTTCGTAATCCGGGCAATTACTCAGCGAGGCACTAACCAATGTCGGCATTTACTCTCGCCTCTCCACCTCAACGGATTGGCAAACTCAAGGGCGAAATACTCGCCCATTCAATCCCCATCGAAGTCCTCGGCATTACCGGAATGCAAAAGTCCGTTCCGAAGAACAAAGGAAAAACCGTTTCAATGCGTCGTTACCGCCCGTTCGGCGCGCTTGCGACCAACGAAAACACCAAGAACCGGCCGATTGTCGATGCTACGGCGCACCTCCTGACGGAAGGAACGGCGCCTACGGCAGATACGCTCGTCCCGGATGATGTCGAGGTCAGCCTGTCGCAGTACGGATGCCTGTATCAGCTCAGTGACCAGGCCAACGACCTGTATGAGGACGACGTTCCTGCAGAACTGAAAAAGCAGTGTGGCGAGCGCGTTGGCCTGATTCGCGAGATGGTGCGCTATGGAATCGTAAAGGCAGGGACCAACGTTTTCTACAGCGGCGGCACGACGCGTGGCACGGTCGACGAGAAACTGACGCTCAAGGTGCTTCGCAAGGCGTCGCGCACCCTTCAGGCGAACCACGCGAAGAAGATCACCGGCATTTTGGCGCCGTCAATCAACATCGGAACGCTTCCGGTTGAGTCTTCGTATCTCGTCTTCGTTCATACCGACGGCGAGGCTGACGTGCGCGACCTGGCGGGATTTGTTCATGTCAGCGAGTACGGACAGCGCAAGGTGGTCAACGAAAACGAAATCGGCAGCGTCGAGAACTTCCGATTCATCACGTCGCCTGAGCTTGCCCCGTATACCGACTCGGGCGCTCTGACGGGCTCTACCGGACTCTATTCGTCCGGCACCAAGGTGGATGTCTATCCGTTCATCATTTGCGGGGAAGATGCGTGGGGCCAACTGGCCTTGCGCGGGGACAACGCGATGGACCCGACGTGGATTCCGCCTGGTGAAAAGTCGAAGTCTGACCCGCTTGGCCAGCGTGGGTTTGTCGGCGCCAAGTTCTACTTCGCCTGCAAGATCCTGAACGAAGGCTGGCTGGCGGTCATCGAAGCCGGCGTCAGCGACCTGGCGTAATCCACCTGATTGAACCAATGCCCGGGCGCTTTTGTGGTTCCCGAGTAAGCACGAAAGGAATTTGATATGGCTGATAACACTGCTGGGCAGACTCGGACCGTGACTAACGATCAGACGACCGTTGGCAGTTTTGCCGTTGGCAAGATCGTTTATGACGCAACGGCGATCACGGCGGCCGACTACACGCGCGTCGAGACAGGCTTCCGGCCGCG